CTTATCATCTCTCTTAACGAGAACTGTAAGATAATTCTCCATGGTATCCTTAACATTTATACCTGCATTGGCAGTTTCCTGAGCATAACCCGAAGCAGTTTTACTTGCACCTCCTGGGCGACCCTGGGCTGCACCATAATTACCACTAACCTCATCAACTAATCCAGAGTACAATTGGATCATTGTTTGAATCTGTGCCGATATATTTGCTGAATTGGCAAATACTTGCTTCGGAACAATATCTTCAAACCCATCTTTTACCTTATAGATTACGGCACCATCAACCTTTTTAAGTTCCCGGATATATTCTTTATTTGAAAAATCATCAGGAACGGCAGTATCAGGAATAAGCCAAACACCTTTTGATGCATTGCTTAGAACTGCATCGGCTTGTATGATTTGGCGATCCATTGCCAGTTGAGGATTAATAATCTCTTCAACAAGCCCCCATTGTTCTCCGTTAATGTCTGGTGGAGCAAACACGAATGGATGTAATCCACTTTTATAAGGCGATTCTCTAACGTCTAAAACCATTCCCCAGGGAGTGATAAACATAGCGTACCAACGCTTAACAAACTTGGCATCAAACTCAATGGTATATTCTACAGGATCAACACCTTCAAGATTTTCTGCTCTGTATTTATTTTCGGCTTCTACCTCTTTTTGTACTTGCTTAATCGGTCTGAATTTATGAGTAATATAAGTGCCAACACCTTCCAATGGATCAAATGTAGTAGCTTCAAAATCACTCAATTCTGTCCATACCTCATAATATCGATATGACGAATTACCAACGCCTTGATAATGGAATGAATTATTCCTTAATTGGCTACCATCGTAAGACTGACTTGAATAAGATGATTGAAGTCTTTCGTTCCCCTGATAGCTGTTATAGGCTTGGCGTATTTCCATTCCCTTTTCATAATCGCCATTGGCAAAAAGAGAAACAATATCATTCAATGTAGTATCGTGAATTTCTGTTGCTGTATGTAAATTATCCATATTGTAGTCAACCACTCCAGGGTTAACCATAAATAGAGATGAATTCACTGCTCTAAACTTAGCATCTGGCTTTTTGGAAGCCCCAACAAGGCCCCACATTGTTTTATAAACAGGACGGCCACTAATCTGCATTTCCTTGAAATTGAATGCATCCTGACTACGAGCGTTATTCTGTTTTTTGATCCTTTCAAGGCACACGGTTAATGAATTAGCTAATTCCGTTCCGCGTTCATCCTTATTATCACACTTAACAATATTTCCTGTATTAATCTCACGGAATTGCCCGGTAAGGCTACGAGAAAATTTAGATACCAGGTTGTAAGTTAATGGAGGAATATTTCTTCGTTTCAAATATTCCCATTGAGTAACTAATCTTTGTACTTGTTCATCATATACAGCTTCTCCAAAATGTCTGCCTCTTATGAATTCAACATTACGCTGTCTGCGATCACGCCAGTTTTGTTCAGCATAATACTGAGTTTCCAGATTACCTACATAATCTTTTGGAGTAGTGCCGATATTATCAAACACATACCATTCAAGAAAGGAAATATCATCAGTACGTTCAATACTGGTAAATGTATTGGTGCGCTTTACACCCATTCTCTTATTACGCCTCAGCGCACTAAGCATATTTTCCTTTGTATTTGTTTGATTATACTCCGCCATAATTATATTGAGTTTGTAATGACTTATCGTTCTTAGCCCAAAAAGCTACTTCCTGTCTGTTTTTATTGTATGACCGGAAGTACTTATCGTGTTTCTTATCGTAACCAATTGCTTCGTACAACTCCCTTAATACATAATCTTTCAATGCCTCAAAAGCATATTTTTGAACATTCCTTGTGGTATTAAGGTCTGTTCGTATATCTATAAGGGTTGTGGGTGTGTAATTGATTTTAAAATCTTCCAGTCTGGTATCCATGATTTGCCATCTGTAGATAATGTTTCCACTATCAGCAAGGTCAAATTCAAACATGGGTCCAGGCGCATCATCGGTCATCCATCGTTGCATTGCTTGAAATACAGGAAGAATATCTTCTGCTCCTTCTTTTAAAAAGTCGCGGGTAATCCGATCACCTTCTCCATGTAATTGAGAAAACAACTTCATTGAATCAGGGAATTTTGCAAAATATGGATCTGCCTGAACTGCAAGAGCAGACAAACGAGCAACCTTTTTATAAATATCCGTTATAACAACGGTTACTTCCGCTATCGGAACCCCATCTGGATATAAATAATCAACCCCGGTATTTTCTATTATTAGATTTGCCATGATTAATCATGTAGTCTGTATAAATCACCTGATAATTCATCGATTAAATCCTTCGCCTTTAGCAAGTATTCTTTTTGCTTATTTACGTTCCCGTCAGTACGATATAACGAAACCATCACATAATAAATAATGGCATCTTCAGTGTTGTCCAATAATCTGCCTGTAATGGCTGCGGTTTGATTTGTCTCTAACGGAACAGTATTTTCGGAGAACCGATAAACTATGTTCCCACTGTCTCCCAAATTATATTCAAATCCGGCAGCAACTACATCTCCCTGTCTGGACACAAAAGCTTTTAAAACTTCCTTTGCTGCTTCTTTGGTGAAGTCGCTTGTTATTCTGTCTCCTTCGCCGTGGAGCTGAGAATATTGCTTCTGCTCAGTTGTTCCACCCTTGTAAAAAGGATCTGTTTCTGTTGCGATTGATGTTCTTCTTGCAACCTCTTTAAATACTGTTTCGATTGGTACTGTAATTACTATGTCTGCCATGATATTAAATTTTAGTCGTGTAATTTATAAAGATGTCTATCTATGTTTTTTGCCACTTTTTCGTAACGGGATGTCAATAATACGATTTGGTCTTGATTGAGCTTCAGCTTAAACCAGAGCATTGTCACGTATGTGAATATCGCATTCTTAACATCTTCTTCCAATGACTCTTTTATCGCGGAGGCTTGTGGTAATACCGGAGTTTCCTCATTGAATCGATAAATAGCATCATCTCCATCATATTCGAATGGAGTCCCGGCAGCATCTCCCTGACGCGATAAAAATAATTTCAATACTTCCCTGGTTGATTCTTCCATGAAATCATCCAATGCATCCTTTTGGTCAGGACCAAGCTCAGTACTTTGAACTAAAGGAACCCCGTCAGTTACTAAACTCATACCTATGTATGAAGTTCTTAACCATGCAGTGTAACTAACAGCAGAAACCGGTATGGTAATTACTACATCAGCCATAATTAATAATTCATTGCATCCATTCCAGTAGAAGGTTTATCCTCTTTTGCAGGATTATCCTTTTTCTTAGAACCTTCAAGAAACTTGTTTTTCTTTTCGAAATCCTCAGCAGGAACAATTTTCGGATAGTGGGAATCAGAATCAACAACCACATAACTTCCTTCAGGTACGCCAAGAGTTAATTCGTTTCCTTCGTAATCTTTGTACTTGATAGTTTTTTCCTCAGTACACTTAACAGCATATCCATCATGTTTTTTAACAAAAGGTTTTCCACCCTCGGAAACAATTTTCATCAATTCCTTGTCTTTCCCATCTTCCATTTTTTCTACAGTCTCTTTATTCATTATAAGTATTTTTAAAGTTTATTGTACCCCAGGCCAGAAGTGATCCGACCAAGTACCACCTTCAAAGGGCAGGGTATATTTTAAGTAGTGGCCCAATGGATATAAACTTCTCCGGTTACTGTTAAGTTTCCAAGATTATCTACATTCCATGTTCCTGCACAATTCAAATAAATTGTTTTCGCATCGGCAGCTTTATTCAACGAGATACCTGTTAGGATACCTGCTGTTGCACCGACTGGACCATTTGTAACTTCGGCATGAGTATCGGTATCCGCGACTACAAATCCTTCGTGGATATCTTCTTGTGTCGCACCGGCTGCTCCAATAGTAGCATTTGCTGTTCCATCACCAATAACTGAACCTAATCCAATTTCAGGACTTACGGCTGTTCCGGGTAATGTTAAAGCTACTTTCACTCTACTTGTTGATAATACTTGATATCCAGCAGGTAAAGTGTACAAAGGAGTTGGAGGAACTAAACACTTAGCTGCTGCTGCTGCTGGAACTGGTCCCACAACAAAATCAGTAAGGATTAATTTGGTAACGTGATTCATTCCATCTCCGTATTCAATTGCAGTTACGGTACTTGCGCCCACGACTCCAACGTTTTTTAGATTTCTCAGAGACTCAATAAATGTTTTTCTGCCTCTTGCGGTCTGATCTTGATTTAATAAAAATAATTGCATGACTTTCTGTTTTTAAAGTTTATACTAATACTATTCGTGTTGCTCAATTGCAGTAAGAGTTTCTTGTCCCCTTATAGCTCCTTTTTCTAGCCTATCCTTAATCAAATCAAGCTGACTTGCTAAAGCTTTTGTTGTCTCATCGAATAACTCATCCGGCCAATCATTCCCCGAATCATCCGGCACATCTGTAAACTGTACGTATTCAAAAATAGATACGGCAGGATTATTCCCTTTAATAATTGAAAAGCATTCTATCCTTCCATTGTTTTGGAAAGATCCATTAGATACGGCAACTGTTGGATTCTGCTCTCCTGACCTTGTAAATGGGTTGTTTTGTATTACATATTCTTCACTATCAATAAGGATATATTTTGTAACAGGCCTGGCCCATGACACTAACTTTATTGATACTAACTCCCAAAAATCAGCAGGAGATGTAAATGCAACTTTTTGCTTTAGGTAGTCTGTCTGTAATTCTCCGTCAGTAAGAGGATCTGATACCAATACGACAGTCGTAGCCAAATATCTTTTAAGTTCGTAAGGAAGCTCCTTAACCAAGTCACGGCAAACTTCAGGCAGAATTTCAAGCGCAATATCCCTAATGGAAGATTCTGTTGTTGCAGCATTTAAAATGGTTGTAACCTGTTCATCAACTAAGGTTAATGCTCTATCTGCTATTTCACTTGCTGTTTTAGACATAATTCAAATTTATACTAACGGACCACCTAAATTCTCTTTAACTACATAATTAATCAATTCAATCGATGCAAAAGTACCGGTTATGTAGATATATGTAGGAAAAATAGGAAACGTCACTAATCCACTTGCGGTAATGGCTGCTCCTATATTCACGACATTAACTAACGCTACAGGTTTAATCATACTGCCTTTTATTTGCGTAGAGGCACTATATCCTTTAACTAATAGGCCAATTGGTAAATCATTAGCACCTCGATAATTGAGAGGCTCTATTTTGTACACTTTGTTTGCTTCTAATATTGATGCCATAATTTCCTACTTTTAATTAATTATTAGTTTTAAAAAAAGGCAGTAATTAATTCACTGCCTCTTTATATTTTAAGGGCTTATTCAGCCAGTTTCTTCTTAATCCAAGTAGCATCGTTCTTTTTATTGGTCGGAACGTTTGCTTTTTTCTTATCGAAATATGCTTTTTGCAAATCCTCGATTGTCCGGGTGTCCTTATCGGTAACATCCTTTTTAACTTCAACTTCTTCACCTCCTAAATTGGCAATATACTTTTCAGCATCAAAGCCAGGATCTCCAAGTGCAGACAAGAATGCAATATCATCGTGCACCTCTTCCGGCACAGGTTTTCCGTATTTATCCTTGTAAATCTTACGAGCTACATCTGCCGTATCAGCCATCGATTGAGCCACATCCACCTTTTCAATATGGATTGGTGTTGGTCCACTTACTTTTTCAATTTTCCTGCCCGACAAAGCCTGAGCCTGAATTTTATACATTTCCTGTAATACTGCAAGAGGCTTAGTCTCATCGAATGGAAGATTAATCATTTCGAATAATCCACGCAATGCCATCTTTTCAGAGTCCATTTTGCTTACGATACGAGGTGCTCTTTTTAATTTCCCCTCAATATCACCTTTCAGTATAAAGTTCTTACCATAAGACAAATCAGAGAACAATGCATCAATCTCGTCTGAATTTGAAGTAGTGTACTCAGCAGCTATTGTTCTAGCTCGTGTCTTTCGTAATTTTATCGGAGCAAGGTGCTCGGTAGAGAATTTCAAGACACGAGCAGTAAGCTTACCGTTAATGTCTTTAATGAATACTGTCACCCCTCTTCGGAATGTTTTTTTTCGTGTAAGGACGAATGTTTTTTGTGTCATTTTGTTTAAAATTTTAATGAATAATTATATAATATAAGGAGGGTGGCATTACCGTCCCCTCCTTATTAATGAGCATATAAAAACACCTACGCCTTAACTTCAAATATAAAGTGAGTGTCAGTATTCCTAACCACCAATCCACAAGTCTCTACCATATCAACGGATTCTCCGTCATACTCACGCAGTCTTGTAAGATCAACTTTAGTTTCACGGAAAGGTTGGAACACAAATTTATCAACATAAAGCATATCCAAAAGGAATCCTTTGTCGATATAATCTGATTGATCCATTAATGGAGCATACGTCACATTAATAGTTCCGAAGAAACTATATAAAACAGTGAATGAAAGT